GACTTGCAAGGGCACCTGAGAGAAGAATATTCTACATTGACGTTGGTAACTTACCTAAGCAAAAAGCTGAACAATATCTACGAGATATGATGGTGAAGCACAAGAATAAATTAGTATATGATGCTAACACTGGTGAAGTAAGAGATGATAGAAAGTTTCTTACAATGCTTGAAGATTACTGGTTACCTAGACGAGAAGGTGGTAGAGGTACAGAGATAACAACATTACCTGGAGGACAAAATCTAGGTGAGTTAGATGATGTGCAGTACTTCAGACGTAAACTATATGAGTCATTGAATGTTCCTGTATCAAGATTAGAACAAGAAACTCAGTTCAATGTTGGTAGAGCGTCAGAGATAACTAGAGATGAAATTAAGTTTTCTAAATTTATTACAAGACTACGTTCTAAGTTTTCAGAACTATTCATGATATTGCTTGAAAAGCAGTTATTACTAAAAGGTATCATGACATTTGGTGAGTGGAATGAAATTAAAGATTTAATTAAGTTTGACTATCAAGAAGATAACCATTTCTCAGAACTTAGAGATGCAGAAGTATTACGAGAAAGATTGACACTATTGCAAGAAATTGATCAATATACTGGTAAATACTTCTCTACTGATTGGATTAGAAGTAATGTTCTAAAACAAACTGACGAAGAGAAAGAAGATATAGACAAACAGATAGAAGCCGAAGCAGAGAATGAAGAACCTGCTGATGAAGAAGAATAAATTATAAATAAGTGAAAGGAAATAATTATGGCTGACTACACTACGAAAGATGCAGTGGATTTTGCAGTAGATGGCAAGTCTCAAGAGTTCAAAAATGCTATACATGATGTACTAGCAGATAGAGTTCAGTCTGCTATTGAATTAAAAAAATTAGACGTTACTGCTAATTTTATGTCACCTCAAAAAGAAGACGAGGCGGCAGTAGATGAGCCAGAAGCAACAGAGGATCAATCCGATGAAACTACAGAGGTTTAAACAGTTTGACGAAAATATCGCCGCCGACTTTGCGAATATGGATAAGCAAGACGATGATAAAGAAGCCAAAGAACTGAAGCCACGTTCTAAAGGCGAAGAAGAATTTGTAAGAATGCACACATTTGTAAAGTCTGATGCTGAACCAAACGGACAGGATCACATCTTTAATGGTGATATCAAAAATGTTAAATGAGGGCGTATTAGATACACTGCGTAAAATTGTCAAAGACAAGCAGGCTTCTAAAGTAAAATTTAAAAACGGTAAGATGATGAATATCGATATGCAGACAGCTAATATGATAGTACAGTCTTATGATAAAAGAATTACAAAGCCTGAATTAAAAAAGAAAGTAGAGAAAATGATTGATGGAAGTCCAGAAGGACTTATGAAAGTATTAGACATCATGTATAAGAAATAGGGTAAAGAAATGGGAATATCAGTAAAGGGAACAGCAACAGCACTTGCTACAGGCACGACAAAGTTTAAAACTGCAACTGCTGTTTATCTTTGTGGACATACCTCTGCAACTGAAGTCACTGTAAGAAATGAAGACGATGATGCAAATGTAGGCACCATTAAGATACCAGCAAACGGAACTGTAGTAGTTAATCTAGTAATAGGACAAGGACTCAGAGGTCCAACTACTGTATCAGGTACACATGTTGCCTCTGGTGGGAGTTAGAGATGAAACTGATAACCGAAGTTAACGAAGAAATTAAACACGAAATCTCAGAAGATGCTAAAGGTAAGAAAGCATTGCATATAGAAGGTATCTTTATGCAAGCGAACATGAAAAACCGAAACGGTAGAATGTATCCGAAAGAAGTGTTAGAAAAAGAAGTAAATAGATATAACAAAGAATATATTGCTAAGAATAGAGCATATGGAGAATTGGGACACCCACAAGGTCCAACCATCAATCTAGAAAGAGTATCACATATGATAACAAAACTAGAATCAGAAGGTTCTAACTTTATGGGTAAAGCTAAGATTATGACAGATACACCATATGGTAAAATAGTTGAGTCGCTTATAAATGAAGGCGCTCAATTAGGTGTATCAAGTCGTGGTATGGGTAGTCTAAAACAAGTAAATGGTACTAACGAAGTGCAGAAAGATTTTTATCTAGCAACTGCCGCCGACATTGTGGCAGATCCGTCAGCACCAAATGCGTTTGTAAATGGTATCATGGAAAGTAAAGAATGGGTATGGGATAACGGAATCATTAGAGAAGCCGATATCGCTAATATGCATACAGAGGTTAAGACAGCCTCAAAGAGTGAATTAGAGAATGTTAAACTAAAAGTTTTTGAAAACTTTCTTTCAAAATTATGATTTTATAAATAGATTGTAAATAACTTAAAATCGATCAAAAGGAGCAAGTACATGTCCGATCAAGTTCAAGAAACAAATCTAGAGGAAGATGAAAACCTCTATGATGTAGTTGCTGATCAGGAAGTTGAAGTTGACTTAGATGATAGCATTGATGAAGCGAAAAAAGCATCAATGGGCGATCCTTCAGAAATTCCAGATCCAGAAGCTAAATCAAATTCAGGTAAAGAAGCACCAAAAGGTGGAGAACCTATGGCTAAATTACCTAACACAAAAGTTGGTATGATTTCGGCGGCTGTAGAAAAATTACAGGCAATGAAAAAAGCTGAGGTTTCAGATATGGTTACTGCCATGATGAACCCAGTCAACTCAATGCATAGCCCTAAGAAAAAGGGTAAGAAAATGGGCGAAGAAGTCGAAGGCGATTCACCAACATTATCAGAAATAATCAAAGTGTCAAAAGATGATATCGATGTATCAGAAGACATGAAAGCTATGTTTGGTTCTGAAGATCTATCAGAAGACTTTAGAGATAAAGCGACAACCATCTTTGAATCTGCTGTTCTATCAAAAGTAAATGAAGTATTAGAGTCTGCTACTATAGACATGAATGCTGAAATTGAAGTAGAAAGAGCAACAGCAAGACAAGATATGGAAAGTAAGCTTGACGATTACCTAGACTACGTTGTAAACGAGTGGGTAAAAGAGAATGAACTTGCTATCGAAAAAGGCATACGTTCTGAAATCGTAGAGAACTTCATGGTTGGACTTAGAAATCTTTTCACCGAAAACTATATCGACATTCCAGAAGATAAAGTAGATATCGTTGATGAGATGGCGGCTAAAGTTGAAGAACAAGAGTCTGCTGTAAACGAAGAAATAGAAAAGAACATTGAACTCAGAAAAGAGTTGAATGCTCTAAAAATGAACAAAGCCTTAGGTGAAGTAAGTGAAGGACTCACTGCTACTCAAAAGGAAAAGTTTATATCACTAGCTGAAGGTGTTGACTACGAAGGCGATGACTACACAGCAAAGCTAGAGACTATAAAAGAGAACTACTTCCCACAAGAAGAAGTTGTTGAAAATAACGATGTGTCTGATGAGGAACCCCTAGAAAATCTAGAGGAAGAAACAAAAGTGAACGGCTCTATGGCAAACTATATGAGTGCCATATCTCGAAGCATCAAAAAGTAGTAAATTATAAATATTGATTAATAGGCTGAAATTAGTTTAAAAGGAGACTAAAATGTATCAATCTGATGAACTTCAAAAGAAGTGGCAGCCAGTTCTTGAGCATCCTGATTTAGCAGAGATTAAAGATGCACATAAAAGAGCCGTAACTGCAACTCTTCTTGAGAACCAAGAAAGATCCGCCAGAGAGGAATCTCATGGAACGGGTGGATATCAAGCTCCTTCTCTTCTCGGAGAAGCGGCGCCAACTAACGCAATGGGAGCGTCATCATCAACTGCTAGTGATGGCTCAATTGACACTTTCGATCCAGTGTTAATCTCACTCGTAAGACGTTCTATGCCAAATCTAATTGCATATGACATCTGTGGTGTACAACCAATGAGTGGTCCAACAGGACTTATCTTTGCGATGAGATCCAGAACATCAACACAAGGTGGAACTGAAGCACTATTCAACGAAGTGAATACAGTGTTCTCTGGTTCTGCGGCAGGAAATAACGCATCACAAGATGTCGTAGATGGTGGTTCAACACCTCTACAACAAGCTGGTGCAGATCCAACCGCAAGAGCATCAGGTTCAGGATACACCGTTGGTACTGGTATGACAACAGCACAAGCTGAAGCTTTGGGTGATGGTGCGTCAAATCACTTCCAAGAAATGGCTTTCTCAATCGAGAAAATCTCAGTGACTGCTGTTTCAAGAGCGTTAAAAGCTGAGTACACAATGGAATTAGCACAAGACTTGAAAGCAATTCATGGACTTGATGCTGAAACCGAATTGTCAAACATACTATCTGCTGAAATCTTAGCTGAAATCAACAGAGAAGTTGTGAGAACAATTAACTACACAGCTACAGCTGGTTCACAAAACAACGTGACAAGTGCTGGTACTTTTGACTTAGACACAGACTCAAACGGACGTTGGAGTGTAGAAAAGTTCAAAGGTTTAATGTTTAACATCGAAAGAGATGCTAACGAAATCGCAAAAGCAACCAGACGAGGGAAAGGTAACATGATGATCTGCTCATCTGATGTTGCTTCTGCTCTTCAAATGGCTGGTGTTCTCGACTACACACCTGCTCTTAACAATAATCTGCAAGTAGATGACACAGGTAACACCTTTGCTGGTGTGCTTAATGGAAGAATTAAGGTGTATATCGATCCTTATTTCTCACCTGCAAACTCCGGTGCCTCTGCTGAGAACTATTACACATTAGGCTACAAAGGTTCAAGTGCATTTGATGCTGGACTTTTCTATTGCCCATATGTGCCTCTACAGATGGTAAGAGCAATTGGAGAGAATACTTTCCAACCAAAAATCGGCTTCAAAACTAGATATGGAATGGTAGCAAACCCATTCGCAACATCTAACGCCGATGGTGCAATTGCTTTCGCTAAGAAGAACATCTATTACAGATTGTCTAAAGTAGCAAACTTAATGTAATTAGTAACTAATTAACTTAAAACTAAAAAGGGCGTTTCGGCGCCCTTTTTTATTGTTCTTATAAATAGTGGATAAGGAGTATTAGATATGGGTTCACTACAAAGAACAATGCCTGATAACTTGAGTTTTCTCTCGCCTACAGGTTTTAAATTTGCAATACAAAAATTACCACATGTAAACTATTTTTGCACTAGTGCAGATATTCCTGATATTACTTTAGGACAAGTTGATCAAGAAAACCTATTCATAAGAATACCAGTACCAGGAGATAAACTTGCATTCTCACCTTTAAACTTATCTTTCGCCATAGATGAAGATATGAAGAACTTCAAAGAGATATACGATTGGTTGATAGGTTTAGGATATCCCGATAACTTTGAACAAAGAGCAAACCTACAAAGTGCCTTACAGCAAAGAAACGAAAGAACAGGTTTAGTGTATTCAGATGGTAGTATGATTATTACAACTGCACAGTATCAACCAAACATATTGATAAACTTTATAGACTTATATCCAATAAGCATAGGTGGTTTAGAGTTTAGTACACAAAGTACCGATATCGAATATTTGCAAGGCTCCGTTTCATTCAATTATAGAAAGTATACGATTGACTTTATAAAATAAATATGATATAATGACATTATGATTATTACTAATAATAAGTATATACTTGATCTACAAAACTCTCTAGGCACTGTCTATGAGGGAGATAAACTATTGTTTAAAGGTTTTAGTGGTACTGCTATTAAAGAGTATTTGAGATATGTTCCTGAACATAAATCTAAGTTCAGAGGACAATTAGCACATAAGAGACAATTAGATTTAGCTAAAGATTTAGAAGTAGCTAGACTTAAAGCAAAGGATAAAATGAAATGAACTGGTTAGTCGTAGTGATATTCTCAGGTGTTGTGGGAGGATATCAAGATTTATATATTTTACAACAACCTTCTTTTGTTTCGAAAGAAGAATGTAAAACAGGATTAGATTCAGAAGAACTTAAAGTAGCACTCACAAAGCAACTTACAAAGGAATATACAGCATATAAACCTATAGAAAGAATAGTCTGTGCTACAGAAAAACAAATACAAGAAGTATTGAATGATAGTTATGGTAAAAGGGACACATGAAAATAGAAGATATTATGGAGATGTGGACTAAAGATAGTTCCATCGATGAAACTGAATTAGCAACTGAAAGTTCTAACATACCTGTATTACACAACAAGTATCTAAAAATATTCATGGCAGAACGTATAAAACTATTTTCTGCAAAAGCTGAACTCAAAAAGAAACGTAGAGTTCTGCTTGAATATTACCTTGGTGAACTAGATCAGGAAGAATTGCAAGAACTTGGTAGAGAACAGTTCTATAAGAAATTGTTAAAGAATGAAGTTGACTTATATATTGATAGTGATGATGCTCTTACAGAGCAAAGTTTACGTGTATCTGTACAAGAAGAAAAAGTGGGATATTTAGAAGCGGTTTTACGACAAATAAATAATAGAGGATTTCAGATAAAGAATGCAATCGACTGGAATAGATTCATTACAGGATAGAGAAGAAGTAGTATCTAGACTAAAATTGAGAATAGCGAAATTTAAAAAAGATCATGCTGAATTATGGAACAAGAAGTACGACTATCCAGAAGTGAGAGTAGTAGAAGAGACTCAATCAGAGTCAGAAGATACAACTCCGTCTATATACAAGTTGATGCTGAAAAATCAACATGCAGAGAATTAAGTGACTACTTTACATTTGATGTTCCTGGTGCATCATTTATGCCAGCATATCGTAATAGATATTGGGACGGTAAAATACGTCTTTTCAATGTTAATACAAAGCTTATCTATGGCGGACTTATACATCACATAAGACTATTTACAGAACAACGTGACTATGATTTATTCTTAGAAGATAATCTAGATTCTGTTCATGATATATCTATACCACAATTAGAATCCTTTACTAAAGATTATAAAATAAAACCTTACGACTATCAGCTTGGCGCTTTTGCTCATGCATTGAGAACAGAACGAGCATTGATACTTTCACCAACTGCGAGTGGTAAATCTCTAATTATATTTATGTTGTGTGATTATCTGAAAGGTAGAAAGCTTATTATTGTTCCCACCACTTCATTAGTGTTTCAGTTAGATAAAGACTTCGAATCATATTATACTAACAGGACCTATTCTACACACTTAATCATGTCCGGACAAGACAAAAATGCAGATGCAGACATTTTTATTTCAACATGGCAATCTATCTATAAACAACCAAAGAAATGGTTTGATCAGTTTGATGTAGTGATAGGTGATGAAGCACATTTATTTAAAGCTAACTCTCTTACTAAGATTATGACTAAACTAGAGAACTGTGATTACAGGTACGGCTTTACAGGTACATTAGATGGTACACAAACCCATAGATTAGTATTAGAAGGTTTGTTTGGTTCTGTAATGAAAGCTACTTCTACTAAAGAACTTATCGATACAGATAGAATAGCGGACTTGAGAATAAAAGCATTAGTTTTAAAATATCCTGAAAATGTTCGTAAGATGATGGCTAAACAAAAATATGATATAGAAATGAAGTTTATTGCCAGTTGGGAACCTAGAAATAATTTTATAAAGAACTTAGCAATAAGTAGAAAAGGCAATACACTGTTGTTATTTCAGTATGTAGAAAAGCACGGAAAGGTGTTACACAGTCTCATAAATAGTGCAGTATCAAACAGAAAAGTATTTTTTATTCATGGAGGTGTTGACGTTGAAGAACGTGAAGAAGCAAGAGCGATTACAGAAAAAGAAAACGATGCCATTATCATTGCTAGTTACGGAACTTTCTCTACTGGTATCAACATACGAAACTTACATAATATTATTTTTGCTTCTCCTAGTAAGTCCCGTATAAGAAATTTGCAATCTATAGGAAGAGGTTTACGTAAAGGTGATAAAAAGAGTGTAGCTACTCTTTACGATATATCTGATGATTTGACTTACAAATCTTGGAATAACTTTACACTGAAACATTTTGCAGTGCGAGTTAAGATGTATAATGAAGAAGAGTTTGATTATAAGATATACAACATAAGGTTAAAAGATGATAGTAATAATAAAACTGACGAGCGGAGAAACTCTGCTGACAAAGCAGTTCTACCGATCCAATGACAAGGTAACTGTCATTGATCCTTTGAAAATGGAGTTTGTGAGCGATATGGGTGGACCTGCTATGCATTCTACTTTTTGGATACCTTTGACAAAAGAAGAAATTAGCGTTGACATAGACATGTCTCATGTGATAATATGTAAAGAAGCGCCTAAAGAATTATCTGAATTTTATACTAAATCTATGATTAGAATAAAACAAGATGACACTGAAGAGGATAATAAACTCATTGAGGAGAAAGTTAAAAATGCTATTAAACAATTCACAAAGCATACATCTAATACTAGTAGTTGGACAATACACTGATGGCTAAAAGACAAAAACATAATTATGTTGACAATAAGAAATTTTTAGCTGAAATGATAGAGTATCGAACTTCTGTAATACAAGCAAATACTGAAGAACGTCCTAGAGTACCATTTTATATTGGTGATTGTATCATGAAAATTGCTACACATTTGTCATACAAACCTAATTTTATAAACTACACATTTAGAGAAGAGATGATATCAGATGGTGTAGAAAACTGTTTACAATATATTGATAACTTTGATCCTGAGAAGTCTAAGAATCCTTTTGCATATTTCACTCAGATTATATACTTTGCATTTCTAAGACGTATACAGAAAGAAAAGAAATATCTCTATACAAAATATAAAGCATCAGAAAACACAAATTTATTTGGAGAAACTTCAGATAACTCTGGAGAAAACGGCAGAAATTATAATGAGAAGATTAAATATAATGAATGGAGTGAAGAATACATGAATGATTTTATTGAAAACTTCGAAGAAAATAAAAGAAAGAAGAAAAGAAAAACTGTCGCACCTTTAGATAAGTTTATGGCTGAGCAATGAGAATAGCTATCATTAATGACACCCACTGGGGTGCTAGAAATGACTCACAACAATTCTTAGATTACTTCAAAAAGTTTGTAGATAATATATTCTTACCTTACATAGATGAAAACAAGATAGATACTGTCATACATCTTGGTGATATCGTAGATAGACGTAAGTATATAAACTATGTAACACTCAGACATCTAAAAGATAATCTGATACAACCATTGTTAGATAGAAAGATAAACTTAAATGTTATCATTGGTAATCACGATGTACCTTACAAGAATACTAACGAGATAAACTCTATGGCAGAATTGTTTGATAAGCATAGTGTAAAATATTATTCAGAACCTGAAGTTGTAACATTTGATGGTACTGATATATTATTTTTACCTTGGATAAACACATCTAATTATGCAAACTCTATGGATATGATAAAGAATACAAAAGCACAGATTTGTATGGGACATCTAGAGATAGCAGGTTGTACTCTCATGAGAGGTATCACTTCCGATCATGGTATTAATATAGATACTTTCAAACATTTTGACACAGTACTTTCAGGACACTTTCATACAAAATCTACAAGTAATAATGTACATTACCTTGGTACACAATATGAATTAACATGGACAGACTATCAAGATCCAAAAGGCTTTCATGTGTTTGACACAAACACTAGAGAGATAGAGATGATAAGAAATCCGTATCGTATGTTTCATAAAGTATTCTATGATGATGTAAAGAATACTTCGGAAGAGATATTACATAAAGATTACTCTATGTTTGGTAACACATATGTCAAAGTTATTACACAAGAAAAAGAGAACCCATATACATTTGATTTGTTCATGGACAAACTCTATCAAGAAAATCCTATC